ATGAGGAACGCCGCGGGCAACCCGCCGTTGTCCCCAGCGCGAAAGTCCCGGCGCTCCGCCAGGCTCATCGTGTCGAGCGGGTACCAGACGGAGCCGTTGTTGACGTCGACCCCGTGGATCTCGGTGGCCGCCGTCGGCCAGGCCACCTCGAGGAACGCTTCGCCTACGGCGGCGGGCGCCGTGGGTAGGGCCGTGGGGGTGCTCCAGTCGAGCAGCCCGGAGAAGCCTCCGGCGGTGAGCTCATTGCGCACCGCCCGTAACGACTGGGTGAGGTACCGCATGAGCTGCGCGTCCGTGTGCCGGACGGTCATGTCCCCGAGATCCGCTAGGTCCCGGAGGTCCCCAAGGAGCTCGCTCACCAGGCGGGTGGTCACCCCGGGCCCCGGCCGCTCTCCTCGATCATCGTCATGATGGCCTGGCGCAGCGCATCCGCCCGTTCGGCGGGGTCCGCGTTCTCATCAAACACGGTTTTCGCGTAGCTATCGAAGGGCCCGGCGGCGAGCGGTTCGGACTCGTCTGGTTCCTCGATGTCATCGAGGTCCCCGGCGTACTCCTCCGGATCATCCTCCTCATCGGCAGGAGCCGGTGCCGCAAACAGTCCGCCGGGCTTGCCCATTAGCTACCTGCCACGACCCCGATCGGGTCCTCGATGTTGATGTCCATCACCCAGTTCATGGCCGTGGCCGAACCGGTGAAGTTCACGATGACATCGTTGCCCGATAGGCCCAGCAGAATGGTGGCCGCCGTGCCGCCGCCCTGGTTGATGACGTTGACTGGGGTCGCGTTCGTGACCACCGGGGTCGCCACGTTCATCATCACCGCCGCCACCAGCTCACACGACTGGAAGACGGTGGCCGCCGCGCCGCGCCCGAAGGCTCGGATACGGACGATGCTGATGGTGCCCGCCGGAAACAGCGCGAGCCCCGCCGCTACTTGGGTAGCGAACAGGGTCGTGAGGTTTCCGACGGAGCCGCTGGTGACGGCGTCCGTGCTGAACAGGATGCGCGCGTCACCCAGGTTGAACAGCTTCGGCTGACGGAGCGGCACGGCCGCGAAAAAATCATTGAAGCGCTTGCGGGTATCGCCCGCGGGCACCTGGCTCGATACGACTAGGGGAACGGCCATTAGGAGACTCCGGTTTCCACGGACAACGTGAACTCGATGATGGCGCCGTCGGCGGGAGCGGCTTCGGCTCCCGTGTCACTGCGGCGCGTTTTGAGCGTGAGCGTGCCGGCGCTTGCCGACTCGCTCGCCGCCAGGATGTTGGCGATGCACACCAGCTGGGTCCCCGTCGGGGGGAGTATCTCACACCCCACCACGTGGTAGTCCTTGCCGGTGGGGAGCCCCGCTACGGCGTAGCTCCCGGTGGCCCCGGTGATGGTGGCCTGATGGCTCTGGCGCCGCGTGCTCGATACCGTGCACGTGGCGCCCGAAGCGCTGAAGGTCCCGCGGACCTTTACCGTGATGGGCCGGATGAAAAGGTCACCCGGCTTCTCAAAGTAATAGTCCTTGGTTGCGGTAGGCTCTGCCATGCGCGGCTCAGTTCAGCGGGCAACGCGCGAGCGATGCGGGGTTTTCCGTGCGCAGTGAGCCGTACCCCGTGTACTGGAGCGCGTAGGTGTCGGTGTAGGGGTCGCGCACCCACTTGAGCCCATCGTCGTCCATCACGGACGGGATGCCGGCTGCGGAGTGGAGGGTCCAGTCCGCCGGATCGGTCATCCAGCACACGTCCGGATCGAACATCGGGCCCTCTTCCAGGCGGATGTCGGCGCCGACGCAAGTGAGCTCGATGTACTTGTAGCCGTACTTTGTCTTGCCCTGGTCCTTGACCGAGTAGCCCGCTTCGCGCACGTCGGTGCGCTGGAGCAGCTGGCTCGCTTCGTTGAAGCGGGTCGTGTGCACGTACGCGCATTTCGTCGCGTCGGTCCAGCCGTAGCGGGAGACCGCCACGACCGCCAGCTTCTCGATGCGCTGGAGGATATTGAGCCCCGCCACTTCAGCCGCGAGCAGGCGGATGCCGGCCAGGACCTCGTCAGTCGTGCGATCCATGTTCTTGAACAGGGTCGCGCCCGGAGCCGTTGCCGGGCACCAGGAGGCGAGCGTATCGAGCACGAACCCGCTCGTGTCGCCGTCGACCCCGTTGTCGTTGCCGGCGCCCAGGTTGGCCGGCGCGTACATGCCGAGCATGAACAGGAACATGGTCCCGGTCCAGCCCGTGGGGGTGCCGATGGTGCCGCCGCTGGTGGTGGTCACGCTGAAGGTCGGCGCGCTACCCGAGCGGCCTACCTTGCTCACGAAGCCCTGGGAGGCGCCGCCGAGTAACGAGCCGCTGGTGCCGTCGGTCGCGCTCGCCACCAGGATCTGGTCGGGGCGGATGCGGTTGATGTGCTCGGGGTTGCTGGTGATGGTGCATACGCCCGCCGCGATGGTGGCCGTGCACACGGAGAGCCCAGCGCTCCCACACGTGATCATCCACTCCAGCATCTGGCCGCTCTGCTTGAGATGGCCGTCCACGTGGGCGCCCATGGCCCGGAGCGCTGCAGCGTCGCCGCTGTTGCCCCGCTTGACCTCGCGCTCGGTGACGACCACCTCACCCTTGAGGCAGCCCTGGCTGTTGCGGATTTGCTGGAAGCTACCGTTGCCGCGGCGGCCGCCCTGGTTGGCGATGCTGCGCGCGCCGGAGCGCGTGCCGGACCAGCCGACGCCGCCCGAGATTTGGACGAAGCTGTTGAAGCTCTCGCCGTCGGGGTTGATGGTGCGTTTGACCGCGCTGAGGAAGCGGGTCGGCATCAGCGCGAGGTTCGTGACCTTCTCGCTGGTGCTGTATTTGCGCTTGAGAAGCTGCTCTGTGTAGGTATTGCCCACGGGGTGGAACTCCAGAAAAGTGAGGTTCACGAGCCGTTAAAGCTGCTCGCTCCGCTTCTCTGGATTCAGGCCCCAGGGGCACCTCTAGGAGATTACCGAGCGCTAGGCGCTCCTCCCGTTTACCGTCTACGGGTTAGACGCTCCGGGGTGGCAGTCCCGGGCCTGGTGAGGGGAACTCGATAGCTGGGGACGGTTACATCCCCAGAATCGTGTCAGCCGCCTGGACGGATGTCAAGCGCCCGTCGCCAGCGCCACCCACGCCGCCGCTTGCCTCCGGTTCGTGCTCGGCGCTCACGTCCCACGCTCCTCAAACAGCTGGACCAGGCCCTCGCGGAGCGCGTCCCGCTCGAGGGTGACCATCTTGAGCTCGGCCCGGACCCGCGCCAGGTCCTTGCCCATCGCCATCCAATTGCGCTGAGGCGCCTCCGCATCGCCGCCGACAATCGGCGCGTGCCCGTTGGTGGGCGCTGGGGTCGGCTTGATGTCGTGGTCGATCGGTATCGGCCGCCCATCGATGAGCGAGCCGTCTCGGTATTGCTGGACCCACTTGCCAAGCAGCTGCTTGTTCACCCCCGCCGCCTCGGCTATCGCGGTGGCGGTGCCCTGCTTGCTGAGGACCTTGTCCACCAGCTCCATCTTGAACGCGTTGCTATGCATGCGCTTGGTAGCGCTCTTCTTGCTTGCCATTGCTTCCCTCCGTTGTGGGCCCACCCCTGGGCCCGGTTGCTTATTCGGTAGCCTCTAGACGCTCGGCTTGTCCGCCGCAAGCACGGCGTCATCGATGATGACCATGCCGTCATCGTGGACCGTCACGGTGAGCGGATGCGCCGAGCGGTTGAGTATCTTGAGATCCGCCGCCAGCTCGCGATTGCGCTGCTCCAGCTCATCGGTGCGGACGCGCGCCACCGTGTCCGCCGTCTTGATGTAGTCCTCCAGGTCGGTGATGCGGGCCTGCGCCAGCTGCAGCGCCCGGCCGGCATCGTACGCTTTCGCCGCAAAGGACGCATTGTCACGCTCCGCCGCTACCAGCTTGTCGAACCATCGTTTGTCGACCCGCACGAAGTCCTCGCGCTCGCGCTGGGTCTCCAGCTCCTTGATGCGCTCGACCAGCGGAGCCACGTCGTCATAGTCGACCATGGTGCCGTCGGGCGCCTCTTCGAAGTCGGATCCAGCCAAGGGCGCCCAGCGCTTCATCGAAAACCCCGCGGGTCGACGACTTCCAGCCGACGACCGACTTTGATGCCGAGCCAGCCGCCGGTAATGGCCGAGCAAAACATCCACATCACGATGTCAGCCCACCCGAAGATGCCGGTCGCCTCCAGCTCGCACAGGCTCATCAGCAGTCCTTCGGCTTGGCTGCCCAGAGCGCTTGCGCCAGACGCCAGCTCTCGGTGAGGGCCCCACTCTCGTTCATCGAGAAACGGCTCGGCTCGGCCAGCAGCCGCTCCGCGATGTGTAGCGCCGCCTGGCGGATGAACTCGATGCGCTCGGTGTCCACGGTCGCGTCCTGAGGGAGCCGGTGCTGCGCCTCCAGGTGCCCGTACATTTTGCAGAGGTCACACCAAGGGGCCTCCATCACGCGCGCGTTCTCGTCGGTGATCACTCCGCCCCTCCTCTGAACAGGAACACGTGGGCCAGTTCCCCCACCAGCTGAGGACTCAAGCGGTCCAGATGCCAGAGCGCCACTGCGGCGGGCAGGAACATGTGGAACGCGTAAATCAGTTTAGCTTTGAGCATTGATGCACCGGGGGTGAGGGTTGCGGATGAAGGGACGGCTCCGATCGGCGGAGGTAGTCCTTGTGGAAGAAATACCCCAGTAACCAGGCCGGGTCATTGGCGGCGAACCGTGCCGTGGCGTATTGCCTCGCTAGGTCATCCCCCCTGAGCGCCAGATTGTCCTCCGCCCCCAGGCCGCCGAGGCCCGCTTTATCCAGCTCGGCCAGCACCTGCCCCATGCGTCGGCTCGCCACGACAGGCCGAGGCACTTCCGCATGTGCTCCCGGAGCCCATCGCGCGCGTCATCCAGCTCTGCTTTCCCTACCTGATTCATAATAAAAACCCTTCCCTTCTCGCTGCTTGCTTCGCCTCCGCGGGGAGCTGGCTCAGGATCGCCCTGGCCTTCTCCGCGCGCCCTACTTCAATCGTCTCGAGGTGACGCTCCACCGCCTCCGCTACCGAGAGCCCGCCCTGGCGCCCTTCCTTGTCGATGGCCCAGAGGAAGCGGAAGCGCGTCATCAGCATCCACTTCGCTAGCTCCGCGTTCGGTGGCCGCTCGCCTCGCTCGGTCGGCACGCCGTTGCCCTCCATCTCATCCCAGATGATCTTCATCAGCCGGCCCGATATCTTCGCCTCCTCCAGGATGAACGCATCGGCGAAGCGCTTGTAGGGCTCGACCGCGTACGGGCCGCTCCCTTCGTGCAACCAGCGAAGCATCGAACGCGGCGCCACGTTCGCCCGGATGGCGGCCATCTGCGGCCAGTCCCCCACGCGGAGCTCGACCAGCATTCGCTCGTGGAGCTCGGGGCTGAGCGCCGTCGGGTAGCCGTTGCCGTCCATGATGCTGCTGCCCACCGCGTGCCGGTGCGGCTGCTTCGGCTTCGGCTTCGGTGGAGGCGGAGGCGGAGGCGGTGCCTTCTTGCGCGGCATTCAGCCGGGCTCCCTCCGTGACGCGCAGCGCGCGCGCATCTCGGCGTGGAATGCTTCCAGCTCCGCTACCAGACCGTCCAGGACCGCATCGTCCGCCTCCTGGTCCCGCTCTTCCCCGGTGACGCGCCTGAGGATGATGGAGAATACGCTCCGCGCTCCGGCGTAAAAGGCGTTCCGTGTTTCGCTGACCTGCACGGCGCTAGCGTTCTGCGGAAGAATGGCCCGGTAGGTTCCCCAGGCCTCCGCCAGGGTCTTGAACTCGTGCTGCTTCGGCATCAGTTCCGTCCCTTGCCGCACTTGCACCCGTTGTGGGTGGGCTTGCCGCACGCCGCGCAGTAGATGGTCCAGGCCGCCATCAGTTCTGCCTCCCGGACGGTACCGCCACCCCTGGCACGCCGCTTGCCTTCTTGCCTTCGCGCGCGTCCGCCTTCGCGCGCAGTTCCCGGGACATCTCCTCCAGCGCTTCCGCCATCGCCCGCATCGCATCCGGCGGGCCATTGCAGCGCGTGGCGCAATCGACGGTGACGATCGCGCCGTGCGGATGACTCGGGTCCTGACACGCCTTCGCTTCCACGGTGAGCACCACCGCCGCCTCGAATTCGAACACGTCGATCGCGGCGTCCAGGATGGCCTGGGTCTTGTCCTTCTGGGTGTCGAGCGCCCGCTCCCCGCCCTCTACGGGGCCCCCGTTCACTTGCCACCCCTGGGCGCCGAGCGGGCCTCAGCGGCGAGATACGGGGCTATGTCGAGCAGCGCGACGCGCAGCCAGCGGAGCAGCAATTCATCATCGGAGATCTGTCGCCCTACCTGTTTCATCATGTCTCTGGTTCCCTCTTCGGTGGTGGCTTCGGTTGCGGGATGGGGTACTTGACCGTCGGTCGGTCGTGCACGCTCACGCTGGTGAGGTCGAGGTCATCGCTCCAGCTCGCGCCGCCCATGGTGGTCGTGGGCAAGGGCGGGGGCTCGGCGTGCGTGCCGCGCGGTATCTGGAGCGACTGGACGCGGGCCGCGGCGCGGTCCTTGTGGAGGTTGTCCACGATCAAAGTGAGGCGCTCCAGCCAGACGTCGTGGTTGGAAAAGCGGCGGCGCGAGAGCAGCCAGAGCGAGAGCTCGAGCAGCAGCAGGAAAAGCATAATCGTCGCGATGACCACCCACGGATCGCGCACCAGAGCATCGATGTGTTCCACCTTGGGTGTGTACCATATCGGGCGTTCCACGAACCTCACCCCGGCGCGCGCGGCTCATGGCTCCACGTACTCGCTTTCCGGGGTCCCGTCGGGTCGACGGCGCGCGGTTGGGTTGTGCCGATACCAGCCTTCCGGATCGCCGTGGCCATTCCAGCCGAGCACGGCGCGCCAGGCCGCGTCGCTGTCGTGGTAACACCAGATGCCGTCGAAACACTGCGTCTCGGCGTCTTGGCTCAGCCCGAGTTGCAGGTTGCCGAATAACATCGGGGTCAGGTGCAACACGCGTCCGTCGGGCAACACGCGGCGGTGGAGCCACCATTGGCGCCTGTCGTTGTCGTCCACATCCGGCGCTAGCCCCTGGTAAAACGCGATGCCGCGGGCCAGCTGGCGGAGGACTTCCTCCGCGCTCACCTCTACGGTCTCACTCTCCTCGCTCATAGCCAGCGCCTGCCCTTCGGTGTGACGCTCATGCCGTCCAGGAGGCCCTTGTCCCGGAGCCGTTGGATGGTGTCGTAGCGCCCGGGCCCGACCTCCCGCACGCTCGGCTCTCGCCCTAGTTCCTTCGTCAATCGCATAATCTCCTCGAGCACTTCGATCTGGGTGCTGCTCGGGTTGTCGTTCGGCTTGTTCGGCAAAGCATCCCTTCCTTGCCCCGCGCGTGAGCGGGGGAGCATGGTATATACCCCACACCATGTATCCCGGTCAAAGCGCTCCCTCTTGCCAGCCCTGTTCCCCGACGCGTCACTACCCCGGGCACCGTCTACCGCGGTGGCCCACACCGTTGCAGTATGCCTCACCAAAATGTCTCGATGAGGCGCATCACTCTGGCACATGTAGATGCGTGGGTCTACACGTAGAGCCACGTGGCGGCGGGACGCTCGTGGGTGATGAAACAGTCGGCGGGGGGTGGGCTCGTCCCACGTACTCCAGACGGGGATTCATGGACGAATTTCTAGACGTGTTTGCGCGGAAGGTGGCCGCGATCGTGCTCTCCGAGATGCGGGGAGGTGACCTGGGGATGATTGACCAGCACGGAAGCCTGCTCGGCTCCCGCCGCCATTGTGCCGCGGTGCGCCGCCGCATCAAGCGCGGCACGGGCGGGGCGGCCATCGTCGGCCGTCGCTTCCTGCTCAGCCGGGAAGCGCTCCGGGAGGAGCTGGATGACCTCGATGCTCCGGAGCCTGAGCCCACGGGGGGTAAGCCACGACCCGGCAAGGGCGGAGATGACGCGGCTGACATCGATGAGGACGCGCTCTACCGTGAGACCCTGGCGGAGCTCGGTCACTGATGCCGAAGAGCGTGAGCCCCCACACCGTGCGGGTCCGTGTAGGTGACGGTAAGGCCACGGGCCAGCGCGGCATGATGCGGCTGCCCGCGTCGCTCAGCGCAGAGGTGGCGGCCTCCCGCAAGCTGCGCCTGGAAGCGATGGCGGCGACGCTCCGCCCGCTCGGTCTCCCGGGGGACTCCCTGGCCTGGCTTCGGAAAGCGTGCCGCCAGGAGAGCGCCGCGGCCTTCACCGTGATGGAGAAGCTGGTAGCGCGCTTCGTGCGCGAGCAGAGCCAGAAGCAAACGAAGGCGGTAGGGCTCCACGATAAAACCTTTCGCGAGCTCGCCGACGACTGGACCAGTGGGCGGCTCGCCAAGAAGCACCCGGACTACATCGGGCTCAAGGCCTCGAGCGCGGACGATGCCCAGCGGCTCGGGGTCATTTGTAACACCATCGGGCACATCGCCATCCGTAAGCTCACCATCGAGGACATCGAGCGGGCCTGCCTGCCCTCTAACCTCCCGAAGGCGGTCAAGAGCGGCAACACCCGGCGCCAATACAAGCAGGCCATCAAGACGCTCATCGGGTATGCGGTCGCGCCCGTCGGGCTCATCACGGAGAAGGACAACCCCATCCCGCGTAAAAACTTTCTGCCCAAAAAGCAGAAGGCGCCGATCTACACCTTCCTGTTTCCGACGGAGGACCTGCAGCTCATGCGGTGCGCGACCGTGCCGATCATGATGCGTCTCCTTTATGGCTTTCTGGTCCGCGAAGGCCAGCGCGTGGACCACGTGCTCCGGATGACCTGGCGCGACGTCGACGCCGTGAACAACATCATGGTGACGGGCCGCACGAAAACCGATCCGGGCCACGACTGGATCGCCGACCCGGGCACCATCCGCGCCTTCGTGCTCATGCGTGGCGACGCGGGCGATGATGACCTCATCTTCCCCGGCATCAGCGCCAGCGACCAGATTGAGCTGGCCACTACGTTCCGGGCCCACCTCTGGGAGGCGGGTTGCCGGCGGGACGCCATCCACCACGCCAAGGAGGGACACGGGATGCTCCGCCTCCACGACCTGCGTGCTTCCCACGTGACCATCGCGCTCGCGCTCGGCCGGAGCAACCACGACGTGAAGGCGCGCACCGGGCACAAGAGCGACCAGACCCTGGCGCTCTACTCCCGCAAGGTGAGCATCGCCAGGAAGCTGGCGCTCACCGACTGGACCCCGCTCGATGAGGCGCTCGGCCTGAGCCGGCCCGCGGTTAAAATAGCTGACGAAAGTTCGCCCGCGGACGTGTCGGCCGAGCTTCCAGATCGGGGGGGGGTGGGCAGCAGGGTGGGCAGCGTTTCAGTGCTCGTTCCGAATTCCTTAATCATTACGGGTGGGTCGAGCGGGATTCGAACCCACGACCAGCGGATTAAAAGTCCAGTTAGAGGCAAAAGCGGCAAACATGAGACCACAAAAACACCGGTAAAAGCCGCAAGTAGCTACCCTGAAACACCTAGCTGCCCACCCTCTGATGGGGGGGTGGGCAGCGCCGTTGATGCCGAAGCGGTCCTCCTTCGCTCGATGGACCAGGCGGCGAAGGACGGCCGCTATGACTTCGCCGCGGAGTGTCTCGCCGAGCTCCGCGAGCGCCGCCGTAAGCGCGATGCGCCGGGCCTATCCAGCCTCGATGAGCAGCGCGCGAAGCGGGGCGGCAAGTGAACCTTTACGAGGTCACGTTCAAGCGGGATGGCTCGGTCCAGAGCGTCACCCTGCTACCCACCGGCCACGCCCCGACCCGCTTCGTGGTTCAGGCGCGGAACGAGGGCGAAGCCAAGCAGGTGGCCTGGCGCCTTTACTGCTCGGTCAAGAAGGAGAAAGCCAAGGTCCGGTTGGCCGCCGAGGGGCGGTGCAGTTGCGGCCGCAAGCGTGACCGCGTGCTCAATGGCAAGCCGCTGAAAACCTGCCTGGTGTGCGCCGAGCGGCGGAAAACCTACCACCGCAACTTCACCGTGCGGGAGCAGAGCGGCACCGTTGGCCAGGGAATCGCCGAACGCGACGAGTCGGCTCGACTGGCGGCCAACCACGAGCGCCAGCGTGACCGCCGCGCCGAGCTTCGGCTCGAGGTGCTCTGCGAGGTGCAGCAGCAGTGGGCCAACGCCCGCAACGTCGGCGTGTTCACGAAGTGGCTGCAGGACCAGATCGCGCTGTGCACTGGCGAGAAGCACGTCGCCTAAGACTCACCCCGGCGCATGAAGTGCCGGGCCAACCCACCACGGACGGTGAACTATGCGAGAGACCTACATCCCCCTTTTCCAGAACATGCTCACGAGCAGCGTCTGGGCCACCCCAGCGGAGACGCGTTGCGTCTGGCTCGCGCTGATGCTGAGCGCCGATCCGGAGGGCTACGTGTGCGCCTCCGTGCCGGGGCTGGCCGTGGCGGCGAACATCCCACTCGACAAGACACGCCAGGCCATCGAGCTATTCGAGTCGCCGGACCCCGACTCGCGCAGCGATGCGAACGAGGGGAGGCGCATCGAGCGGGTCCCCCGGGGCTGGCGCATCATCAACTTCATGGCGGCCGCCGATCGCGCGCGCCACGAAGCGGCGAAGGCACGCAAGCGCCGTTGGATGAACGACCACCGGCGCAAGGAGCGCGGGCTCGATCTCGACCTGGTTGACGCGGAAGATGACGATTGTGGACGCGATGTGGAGCCTAGTGGCGAAACCGTAGACGCATCCAAATCCAAATCCAAATCTATCCCCTCCTCAGAAGGAGGGGATCCCCCTACCCCCATTACGGTGCCACCGGTGGAGGCTCAGGGGACGCCGACGGTCTGGCGCACCCTCAAGGGCTGGACGATGTCGGATGCGCTCCGCGCCGAGGCGCTGGCGGCTGGAGTGCACCCGGACGACATCGAGCCCCGGCTCGCCGAGCTCGGCAACGGACCCATCGGTGGCACCCGCGGCGTGCTCGACCGGGATGCCTACGTGCGGAGTCAGTTCGGAAAGTGGCGGACGTGGGGAGAGACCGAGCGCGCGAAGGCCCAGCAGGCGGCCCAGGCGCCACCAGGAGCGCGCTTCAGCGGCGGAGCGGGGGTGCGGTGGGAGCCGAACGGCAAACACAAGCGCTACGCCAAGGAGCGCGGGCTCGACCTGGCGAAGCACGCCGCCGAGTACATCCGGAGCGGCGAGCCCCAGGAGCGCTCCATCAAGGACGCCGATCGCGCCTTCGGGTTGCGCCTTCAAGCGGCGTTCGAAGCGAAGGGCGGGCGGGCAGCATGAACGAATTCAAGCCGCTGCTCGTGTTCATACTCCTGGTCGTGGTGTTCCTGTTCCTCGGCTCGCTCGGTCTCATCGATCGGAAGGGCCCATGAGGACGCTGGTGCTTCTATCGGGCGGGCTCGATTCCGTGGCCGCGCTCATCTGGGCGGAAGAGACCGGCCACGAGCCACACGCTCTCTTTTTTGACTACGGGCAACCGTCCGCGCAACACGAGATCGAGTCGGCAATTCGGGCCACGCGCGCGCTCGCCGTGAGGTTCCACCGGTGCGATCTGCGGAGCGCCTTCGGCGGGCAAGCCACTGGGCTTTTCTTCCCGTCGGCATCGAGCACGGTGAACGGCGTGGACACGGCCTTCGTGCCGTGCCGCAACGTGGTGCTGCTCACGGTGGCCGCGGCGCGCGCGGCCGTGCTCTGGCCCGGTGAGGACATGGCGCTGGTGGTCGGCTTCAACCAGCCCGACACCCTGGGGTTTCCAGACTGCACGGCGGACTTCATGCTCCAGCTGGAAGCGACCATCAACGTCGGCAACGCGGACAAGCCGCACGTCCGCATCGCGGCGCCCTGGCGTGGCGACACCAAGCCCGGAGTCGTGGGGTGGGTCAGAAAGCACGCCCCGGCCAGGATGGCGCTGCTCGAGGAGTCCTGGAGCTGTTACCGGGAGCGCGGCCCGTGCGGCGTTTGCACCGCTTGCGTCACGCGCGCCGGAGCCTTCGCCACATGATCCGCTTCCTAACTGGCCACACGAACTCCGGCGTGGAGGCGGTAGCTTTCACCCGTAACATCGGGCTGATGATTCAGCCGGGAAATTCCTATCACCTCCGGGTGGACCGCTTCCCGATGTGGGCCGGCGACAATGGCGCTTTCACCAAGTCAGCCGGCGGCTTCAGCGCGGAGAAGTTCCGGCGCATGCTCGGCCGCCCGGAACTGCTCGCGGCCCGCTCCACCTGCCTGTTCATCGTGGCCCCCGACAAGCTCCAGGTCCTGCCGGACGGGACCGTCATCGGGGACGCGGCGGGGACGCTCGAGCAATTCGAGCCGTGGGCAAAGGAGATCCGGGCCGCCGGCTACCCCGTGGCGCTGGTCGCTCAGAACGGCCTGGAGACGATGCTGGACCGCGTGCCGTGGGATCTGGTGGACGTGCTCTTCATCGGCGGGGACACCAATTGGAAGCTATCGGACGCGGCGCGCGTCTGCTTGGCAGAAGCAAAACACAGGGGAAAGGGCACTCACATGGGACGGGTCAATTCACTAACGCGGCTCAGCAAAGCCGCATCGATGCTGGTCGACACGGCGGATGGGACGTTCCTGATGTTCGCTCCGGTCACTAACCTGCCCCGCCTGTTGCACTGGCTGAGCGTGGTGAACCGCGGCGTGCAAGCCCTGCTGCCCTGGAGAGCGACGCCATGAGCGGTCCCGAGCTCGCCGCGTTCGATCCGCCGAAGGAGTTGGTAGACCACCTCATCCGCAAGCACAAGCTCCGGAACGAGTCGGGGATCGTCGTGTGTTGGCAGTGCCGCTACAAGCCAGCGCTCACCCCGAGCCTCTACTGCCAGCACTGCCTGGACCACCACCGGAGCAAGCGCTGATGCTGGGCACGGCTCCCAAGAACCACCCTCACCAGTCGGTGAAGCGTGGCGTGGACGACAACGTAGACGACCGAGAGACGCCGCCCTGCGTGTTCGATCCGCTGCACGCGGAATTCAGTTTCACGCTGGACGTTGCCGCGAGCAAACACAACGCGAAGTGCAAGAGCTTCTGCACGCTCGCCGGCACCTTCGCCTGGTCCGACACTAACCCTCACCCGGGTGAGGGGTCATGTTGGGACGTGGAGACTGGCCTCGAGTACCCCTGGGCAGGGGAGCGGGTCTGGTGCAACCCACCCTTCTCGGGGCTGTTGCCCTGGGTGGAGCGGGCCTGGAGCGAGCCGGCGGAGGTGGTGGTGATGCTCCTGCCGAACAACCGCCAGGAGCAGCCGTTCTGGCAAGACTGCGTGGAACCGTACCGGGACCGCCCGGGCTCCATCCTCACCACGCGCTTCATTCGACGGCGCCGCCCGTTCCTGCACATGGGCCAGGGCATCGGCAACCGCACATCCAAGTCTCCGCCCTTCGGGCTGGTGGCTCTGGTGTGGGATCGACGCTCTCCCATCATCGCTCCGCGCTCTGCGCGCTGAGCCGTTCCGACACGTAATTCGCACACGCGACCCGCGGCACCATCTTGCCGACTGTCAGGTTTATACAATACTCTAGTGAGGTTCCCCATGTTCCAAATCGAATACATCAGCGCCCGCCGTCTCAAGCAGGAGCGAGCCGAAGATCTCGACTGGTCCCCCATCCCGTCACTCTGCTTCGATGACGAGCAGGCCGCCCAGGCTGAAGCGGACCTACTCGATGCGGAGACCGATGGTGACTACAAGCATCGGGTCCGGCCGATGGCGGTGGCCGCGTGAGCCAGGCCCAGCGGCGCGAGCGCGCGAGTTGCGAAGCATTCGAGCGCCAGATGTCCCGGCTTCACTTTGAGCTCTCGATGGGCACGGCTCGGCGCCACCTCGATGTGCTCTTGGAATTCCTGGAGAGCTTGCTCCCCCAGACGGGCGGGAGCCTGCAGACCGAGAGCTACGCCCGCCAGCTGAAGGAGGCGCACCACCGCGTCTCGACCCGCCACAACCTCCGCCTTTTGAAAGGACGCTAATGACCCAATATCGAAGCATCGCCCTGGTTGATATCTCCTACCTGTTCAAGCGGAACTACATGGCCGCCGTCAACGGGAGCAGCCCGGGAGCAGCCGCGCAAAAAACCCTGGATAACCTGGCCAGTATCCGCGAGTCCGCTGATCACGTGGTGGTGTGTTGCGACGCTCCGCCCTACAAGCGCAAGCTGGTATTCGCTGACTACAAGGCCCTGCGCGAAAAGCCCGAAGAGGCGGAGCTGGCTCAGAAGCGCTGGGTGATGACGCGCCTGAAGGAGCAGGGCTACCAGATCGCCAAGAGCCCCGGCTACGAAGCGGACGATATCATCGCGACGCTCGCTCGCGTGTACGGCGAGAGCTGCCCGGAGGTGCGTCTCATCGCGTCCGATAAGGACATCGCCCAGTGTGTGACGGATAACGTGATTCAGCACATCCCCCCGACGGGTGAGCGCAAGTGGGAGCGACGGGACGTGCTCGGGGTGAAAGCCAAGTTTGGGGTCTACCCCCACGAGATGCCGCTCTGGCAAGCCCTAGCCGGCGATAGCACCGATAACGTCCCCGGGGTGCCCGGCATCGGCCAGAAGAAGGCGGCCCAGCTGGTGTGCGAATTCAAGACGCTCGCCGGCATCGCGGAGGCCCTGGCGAGCGGGAGCAAGACGGGCGCGATGTGGAAGAGCCTGGCCGAGCACTGGGCGGAATTGAAGCTCAGTCTCGATCTGGTGACGCTCGACACCCATGTCCCGCTCGACCACACCGCCCTACTCGGCAAGCTACCGGTCAAGCCGATGGCGGTGGACAACATGAACGTGGACTCGATGGGATCGGACTCGATGAGCGCGACCGCTTCGGATAGCATGCCGGGCTTCATGCCGAACACCACGCCAGAGCCGGAGCCCGTGAAGCCAGAGCCCCCCGTGGCCGTGACCGAAGCGGCGGCGCCGCCCGTCCAGGTGGTGACCGAAGCGGAATTCGACCCCATCAGCCCGCCGCCGAACGCGCCGCCTCGAGCGCCCGTGCCGGCGCCGCCGCTCCCGAAGCAGGACACGGGGACCGTGAGCAACGTGACGGCGCTGGTGCGCGAGCCCACGAACTACGGCCTGGTGACGGATGACCTCCAGCCCTGCGATCTGCGGAGCGCGCAGCTGACGAGCAAGTGGCTTTTCGAAGGCGGGCTCTACCCCCAGTTTCAAAACCCGTGCGCCGTGTTCAGTGTCATTGCGCGGGGCAAGGAGATGGGGCTCAAGATGACCACCAGCCTGGCGAGCTTTCACGTGGTGGAGGGTAAGCCCGTGGCGAGCGCGGACCTCATCCGGGCCCTGGCCGAGCGGGACCCGAAGTGTGAGTACTTCCGGAAGATCCATTCCGATCGGGAGAGCGTCACCTGGGAGACGAAGCACCGGGACCACCCGAGTCCCACCACCTACACCTACACTTGGCAGGATGCGGTGGACGCGGGCCTGAGCAACCGGGACATCTGGAAGAAACGGCGCATCGAGATGCTGAGCAAGACGGCGTCCAGCAAGCTCGCGCGCGAGGTCTACGCCGGCTCCACCCTGGGCCTCTACTGCCCCGAAGAGATGGAGCAGGAGGCAGCGTGACCCAGCCGGAGCAACTCACGGTGGAGGAGCGGGCGGACATCGTCCAGCTCTGCGCCGACGGCGACATATCGGAGAGCGAAGAGCACAACATCCGCAAGCTCCTACGCATCCACGACGCACTCATCGTGCGCGCTGCAGAGCTGGAGGACCGGACGTGCACGCCCGCGGAGTGCCGGGTGCTGAAGGAGATGGAGGCTCTGCACATCGTGCACACCACGTACCCGGATGGCCAGAGCACGACGGAGTGGGATGATGTCTTGCCCGCGATCAGAGCCGAGTTGGCCCGTCGCGCCGACGCCGAAGAGCGGAAGCTATGAGATACGCCATCACGCCGTGCCCGAAGCCGCGCCAGACCCGGGCGGACAAGTGGAAGCAGCGGCCGTGCGTGATGCGCTATCGCGCCTTCAAGGACAAGTGCCGGGCGCTTCGCGTGAAGCTGCCCGGCCCGTGCAAGGTGGTTTTCGAGATTGCGATGCCGGCGAGCTGGAGCGAGCGGAAGCGCAACTGGATGCACGGCGCGCCGCACCAGCAGAAGCCGGACCTGGACAACCTGCTCAAAGCGCTGTTGGACGCGCTCTACGACAATGACGCTTCAGTGGCGAACGTCTGGGCCCTGAAGGTCTGGGCCAAAACCCCAGGTATCCACATCTCCCCGCTCGAGGAGGCTCTCCGCTAGGGGGTAGATCTTCGCCAGCTGCCCCGCGGCCACCAGCGTAAAGGCTTGCCCGCGCACGGTGACCGGAAGGGTCGAGTGGCTGGCGTCGTAGAGCACCATGTCCCCCGGCACGCACTGCGCCTGGAGCCACTGGCCCTCTTCCCAGCGCCCGGGGCCCACCTCCACCACTTCGCCATACGCGGCTGACAATCCGACATTGAAGCGGCTCGCTTCGTCATCGGTCTCCATCTCGGTAGTGGGCACCCATATCCTGGAGCCCACGCCGTTGGCGAGCTCGAGCGCGCGCGCTTCGTTCTGCTTGACCAGGATGTAGTGCTGGGCTGGCTTCACCTTGAAGGTCTCCGGGTCGAGCAGCGCGCAGATCATCGCGTTGCGTATCAGGTAGAGGTTCACGCCGCGCTCCGTCACGCGGTAGCTGATGCTGTTGTTGTTGCAGATGATCGTGTCACCCGGCTTGCACGCCATCGCGTTACGCTGCCCGTACTGCTCGGGAGCGACGCCGGCCTGGGTCACGTCCCCGAAGAAAGCTTTATCCTGGTCCTGCCCGGCGAGCACATCCACCATCACGGGCGCCCAGATGGCGCTCCGCGCGCTGAAGGGCGCGCTCTTGCTCACGGCGGCCTTCTTGCACTCGATGAGGTCGGAACAGACCTTGCCCAGCGGTTGGCTCATACGGCGGCCCTCTTCTTGTTCTTGAGAATGTCGTTCACGATGTCGTCCGTGCTTTCCTCATCGCGGTTGGCGGCGCCATTGTTTTGACTGTCGCGGCGGAGGAGCGGGGCGGGCGCGGTGCCCAGCCTCCGCTTGTTCCGGGCGGCGAGCTTCGCCGCCGCGGCGCTCACCTCCGGCGGCACGCGCTTGCCCTCCTTGGCGAGCAGCGGATGCTTGGCGAGCCGGCGCCGCTCGGCGGCGAGCACCCGGCGGCCTGCCTCCTCCGGCGTCATCGAGAGGCCCACCGGGGTCTTCGTCTTGATGAGCACCCGGTAGATGCGCTCGGCGAAGCGGGGGACCTTCGTCACCTCCCCCTTCACCGCGCCGCGGATGTGCTGTAGGTCGTTGGCGTACACCTGCTCGGTCGAGAGCTTCTGTTGCTCCTGGGCCTTCGTGGCCGTGGCCTCCTCCAGCTTCGCGCGTATCTCGGCGAGCTGCTGGGCCATCAACCGCTCGCCCGGCGTCCGGCGCTGCTTCTGGAGGATGACCTTCTGGGCGTCATCGTAGGGGAGCTCGGTGACGCCCTCGATCATCTTGACCAGCATCGAGGGGTCGCCGTCGCGCTTGAACGCGAGCCGGGCCTGCTGGATCTCTTCGTACGGGCGGAGCTGCTCGATGGTGGAGCTGATCTGGCGCTGGGCCTGGGCGTACCACTGCTCATTGGCGACGGTCTGCTGGGTGACGGCCTGGCTCTTGCCCTCCATGGCGCGGCGTTGCCGGTCGTTGGCGGCGCGCCATTGTGTCCAGATTTTGGCGTTCGGCTGGACCTGCTCCGGCTTCAGCCCGAAGGCGAGCTTGAACGCTTTATCCAGGTCGCCTGCTTTGAGCGCGGCGCGGGCGGCCTTGAGCGCGGCGCCGTCGGGCGCGTCCGGCTCGGCCGCATCGTCATCGTCATCCGGCTCGGCCGCGTCATCGTCCTCCGGATCTGCTTCCGCGTCCTCATCCGCGGCGGGCTCTGGCGGGTCGTCCCCGGCGGGCGCGTCGCCTGGCTCTGGCGGGTCCCCGTCGCCTCCCAGCAGGTCGTTGACGATATCATCGGTGCTCTCCCCAGCGGGGGCTCCGGCGGTCTCTGGTGCGCCGGCTGGCGCTGGCGCTGCTACATCATCCGGTGGCATCAGTTCCCTTGGTTAGGCCGCCATCGCGGCGGTGGGCAGTGGCGCGGAGCTCGGCGCGGCGGGTGCTCCGGGCGCCGCCACGGCCTGGGCCGCGGCCGCCATCTTGGCCCGTTCATTCTGGTTGGCCGTGAGCTGGCTCATGTAGGTCTTGAAGAACGCCAGGCGCTGGGCGGTCTCCTTGTCGTCCCGGTCCTCCACCATGTCCATGCGGGCCTGGAGGTAGGCGGCGCCGACCTTGAGTGTCATCGATAGATCGCGGTCCATCCAAATCTCGGGCGCGATGGTGCGGGCCTTCGCCTTGTCGATATCGGCAAACAGCCAGTTGTCGATCTGCTTCTCGATGAACTGCTCCTCCACCTGGCTGAGCTCGCTCCCGGTAGCGCCAAAGGTATTGAAGTCCTGCAGGATGCTGGCGTAGGCCTCACCGGTGATGATGCCCACCTTCATGAGGTCTTCGGCCAGCGCGACCCGATCGGCGGGGGTGTTGGCCGTGCCGCTCACGGCCTGAGGCGCGGTGCGATAGATCTGGTTCTCCAGGATGTCGAACACATCCGCGTTGATCTCCTGGAGCCAGCCGCCCTCCTTGCCGCCCTTCCAGACGGAGGTGAAGCCACCCGCCTTCTGCAGCTCTTGCGCGCACCGCATGATTTGCTTGGCGGTCTCTGGCCCAGAGCAGCGCGTGAACTCATCCTCGAAGGGCGCGAAGATCTCGTAGACCTCCTCCTTGATGAGCCGGATGGCGACGCCCGATAACCCCTTGCCGAGGTTCATGGTGGCTTGCGCCTCGTTCATCCCGGTGAGGTCATAGGCCGCGTCCTTGTGGAGCTTCAGTAGCTCGAGCACCATGGGTGCCACGGGGTCGAGCGGCTGATACTTCGGCGCGCTCCCCATCGGTCCCGTGTGCGGGATGGCGATGATGTCCTTCACCGTGGCCATCAGCGCGGGGTCGGTCACGGTCGGGTCATAAAACACGACACCCTTGGGGGTGAGGCGCTCGGCCGTGTCCACGCTGTTCAAGATTTCGTTGTAGCGGCGGATCGCATTCACGCTCCGCTCCAGGATTGTGCGGCCCCACTTGCCTGCCAATTGCGGCATGGGGCAGAAGCGCACACACGGGGGGTAATCGTAGTCGTAGGACTTACGCTCCAGCGTGAGGCCGGGGATGCACGCCATCTGGACCCCGGGGTATCCGCCGTTGTCCTCATCGCCGTCGCCCTGCTGCATGCGCCAGGCCTGGATGAGCGGGACCCGGAGCGTGCCCGTGTCGGTCTCCGCCTGGTCGTTCTCGCTGTAGAGCTCACGCCAGCGCGTGGTCGACTCGCTCGACTGAGCTTGCGCCAGGATGGCCTCCCGGTGCTTGGGAAAGCGCGCCGCGAGTTTCAGCGGATCCCAGTAGGTAATCCGCCAGATGCTGGAGTATCCGTCATACGGGAGCCCGGTCGTCTCCACGCCTACATTGAGCGTGTCGTCCAGTTCGGCGACAATCTTCCCCTGGTCGGGGTCACTCCAGAAGAACACCATGCACGCGGTCGTGGCCACGCTGGCGAGCCGCGCACCCTGGCGCCAGAGCTCCCACATATCCTTGAACATCCCCTGCGGCTCGCTCATCTGCCCCTCGATGAAGCGGCCTGCTTTGATGCCGGCGCTCTTGACCTTCCAGCCCCCTTCGCTCATCACGAATTGAGTCTTGGTGCGCTCGAGCGCGAAGATCTTGGCATCGATGGCGTCCATGATGCGGGCGCCAATGTTGTGGGTCTGGCGATACTCCCCGGTGATGTTGTCGTCCTTGTCCCGGTCCACGAACATCAGGGGCTCGGCGCTATCGTAGCTCTCCGCATCGAAGCTCCCGAGATCGCTGCCCTCGTAGATGCTGAGCAGCTCACACGCTTTGGCTTTACGCCGGGAGAAGCCATCGCGGCCCTTCATCGCCAGCGCGCAGAGCGCGGCGCCCGCGAGCGCCTCATCCTCGATTTCGTACCAGAGGTCCAGTTTCGCAGCCATCCCGCTGGCCAGCATGCATCACCGGAGGTTATGGTTCAAGGGCCAGCCATAGCCTGATGATATACGAACCGGACCCGCGCGCCCTCGAGCGAGCGCTAGAGGCTCGGTATGTAGCGGACGATCCGGAGAGCCCCTGGTGGCGCATCCTGGCGGACCTGCATCCGAAGCAGCGCGCCGTGCTCGAGGACCCGGCTTACGAAAAATGCCTGGAGAAGGGGCGGCGCGCGGGCGGCTCCTGGGTGGTGGCGGCCTGGCTGCTCGAGGAGTGGCACCGCTGGCCCGGGCACACGAGCATGTTCGTGGCGCTCACGAAGGAGCACGCCAAGAGCATCCTCTGGCCGACGCTCCTGCAGATGGACGCCAAGTATTCACTCGGCATCCACTTCAATGGGCTCGATCTGTCGGCCACCCTCCCCAACGGCTACAAGATCATCCTACGGGCCGCGAAGGACCGGGCCCAGGTGGAGAAGCTGCGCGGGATAGCGGGCGGTCTCCGGCGCGCGTGCGTGGATGAGGCGGGCAGCTTCGGCCGGCACGACGAGCAATTCCGCTACCTGCTCGAGAGCGTCATCAGCCCCCAGTTCATGGACACGGAGCACCTGGGCGGGGGCCAGCTCATCCTGTGCGGGAGCCCCGGCATGGATCCGATGGGCTTCTACTATGAGCGCTGTAGCGGGCTCAACCACCTGGGCGACCCGGTGCTCAAGTGGAGCACGCACCACTGGACCGCGCTCGATAACCCGCATCTGGACGCCCGGGCGTACCTGCTCCGGAAGCTGCCCGGGCACATCACGGACGAGACGCCAGCCGCCGAGATGCTGGCCGAGATTGTAGCCCTCCACGAGGTGCCGCTCACCGACGCGCGCTGGGCCCATACCCTCAGCCGCCTATCGGCCTCCTTCCGCCGCGAGTACCTGGCCGACTGGGTGAAGGACGTCGACGCGCTGGTCTACGTGCCGACGGAGCGGAATCTGTTGCCGGTCGGATACACCCTGCCGACGGATCGCGCCTGGCGCATCGTCATCGGGTGTGACGTGGGTTGGGGGGACGGTAACGGCTTCTGCGTGGCGGCCAAGTGCCTGCAGAGCCGGGACATCATCGTGCTCCGTGCCTACTACCTCCCCGAGATGGACGACTCCCAGATAGCGGACGAACTCAAGCAGCTCCGCACCGACTGGCGCGCGAGCGAGATCTATGTCGACTGCGGCGGCGAAGGCGACCGGCTCATCGCCAACCTGGAAAACCACGGGGTATTGGCCCAGGCCGCGGGCAAGGGGCGGAAGAAACCGCGCATCGAGTACGTCCGGGCGCTGCTCAAGATCGGCGCGCTCAAGCTCCGCCCCGAGCACTGCGCGGCTGTATTGAGCGAGTGGTCGAGCCTGCCCTGGAGTGAGGACAAGCAGCTCCACCGCGAAGGCTTCGTGGATGACGTGGCGGACGCGCTGCTCATGGCGGTCAACCCGCTCAGCCAGCGGTTCCTACCCGCCGCGCCCGCCCGCCCGAAGCCGGGAGACCCCGGCTTTGAGCGGCACCAGGAGGAGCTGGAGAAGGCGGCGACGCTCCGGCAAGGGCGCCGCATCGTGCGGCGCCGTACCCGGTCGCTGGTGTCACTCCCCGTCTGGAGCGATGTCCCGCTCGAGGAGGACCTCCCGCTGGCCGCCTGATGGGGCGGCTTCGGCGGCTTCACTCTCCGCGGCCTTCTCCAGCCCTTCATCGAGCTCCGCCCGGGCCTGGTCCAAGATCGACTGCTCGAGCAGCTGGAGCGCGTCGGCGTCCCCGATCTCGCGTGCGCGGTCCCGGAGGCGGTAGAGCTCTCCGGTGTCGTGGGTCTTCGCCAGGGCCCTAGCCGATGGTAGGCGCCGGCTGGCCATCAGTAGCCCTTGGCGGCCTTCGGCTTGCCCTTCTTGGCGGGCTCCTTGGTGGCGCCCTTCGTGGTCTTCTTGGTGTCGGTCTTCGGCTTCTGCTTGGTGCTCATTGGTTTTCTAGGCTCCTGTTTTGCGCCGTTGTCCTGCTTCGGCGTTGAGGTTCTTGACGACCAGATCGATGCCGCGCACCGCGCCCTTCGTCTCTTCGTAGTCCTCCGCCACCACCTCGAGCTCATCGAGCGAGCGGCGGAGGCCATTGACCTGCTCGAGCATCTGGGCTTGCGAGTCCTGGACCTTGCCGAGCTTCACGTCCAGCTCACGCACCATGCGGTGGAAGTCCGGTTGCGACGCCTTGAGCTTGTCGAACACGGCCGCGCTCTTTTCCGCGCGCTCCGTGAACCCGACCGCTTGGCGTAGGGCAATGTTCACCTCTGCCACCCCGTTGCGCATCTGGTGGAGCCCGTCCTCCACGGCGCCGCGGATGGTGGTCACCTCCTGGTGCAGCTGCCCCCACTTGTCCTCGAGCGCGCCGATCTTGCGGTCCTGCTGGACGATCTGCGCCTGGTGCTCCCGGCGGATCGCGGTGAGCTTCTCCTCGGTCTCGATCTGGAAGCGCGCGATGAGCTCCGGCACGGAGACGTCCGGCGCCGGGTCCTGCACCTTGCCCAGGATGGTCGCTGGCGAGATGTCCGCCAGCCTGTTCTTGGTGCTGCTCGGGGACGCCATCAGGGGTTGAGCACCGTGGAGCCGTCCACCCACCACTGGGCAAACACCGCCGTGAGCGTGTCGTCGGTCGCGGCGGCGATGCTCTTCCAGGCGCCGGGGATCGTGGTGTAGAGCCCCGTGGCGGAGCCCGGGATGGGGAAGCTGATCGAGTGGCCGCCGTGGTCGACCAGCACCAGGTTCAAGATGCCCGCCGTCGAATTGTAGGCCATCACGTTCTGAGGCGAACAATTGGGGTAGGTCGACTGCGCCCGAAGATCGATGGCCGCGGTGAAGGTCGAAAACTTCGCCGTGAGCGGCGGCTCGTTATAACTCGCTGGGAGGTGCTCGGTGCTGGCCATTAGGCGTTTGCTCCTGCTTGAAGGGCGGCGAGACGGGTACGGAAACCACTGGCCACGGTCCCGGACTGTGCACCGGTTCCGACGCTCTGGGAAGCGCTTTGCGCTTTGCTGCTCTGCTGGTCCTGGGCGGCGAGCATCTGTTGGCCCACTTCCACGCTCGCGCTCGGGTCGAGTTGCCCGTTCATGCCCAGCAAGGAATCGAGCCTCCGGAGCCGCTCACTGTCCATGCCGCGGCCGGCTTCGTACATCCGTTGCACCTGCCCCAGCATCTCCGCGCGTAGCGGCTCCCAGAGCTCTCCCCAGTTCTGCTGAAACGCCAGCACCTCTTCGGGCGGCGCGTTCGATCCGGCGATGTCCCGCATCGCTTGCGCCGGCATGGTGGAGCCGACGAAGCGGTAAGCAAAGTCGAGCGAGCGGTCCGCGCTCGGCGGCATGCCCTCCGGGTCGAGCAGGGTCTTGCCCACCCGCGGCGGGACGTTCTGCTGGAGGTAGCTCACCAGCTGGTTGGCCTTGCCCACGAGGGCCATGTAGACGCTCGGGTGCGTCTGGCTGAGCGCGCCGGTGGACCCCGCCAGCCGCTCGATGAGCGCCTCCGGATCGCTACCGAGCTCGGCGATGGTGTCGCGCGCCTGGTCGACCGCGTCGTCCAGCGAGCGCTTGCCCGTGAACAAGGTGAGCGGGTCCTTCGTCTTCGGGGGATTGCGCCGGAGCGCATCACTCGCGCGCTGGCGGACGAGAGCGTCCCCGCCGGCCGCGATGCCCTTCATGGCCTCGCGGTAGCGCACGTCCGGGCTCTGGCTCTCCGGGGTGGGTCGCTCGGGTGGCGGTGGCTCCGGCGGCATATCGGCTGCGCTGGCCTGGCCTTCGGCGGGGCTTGTCGCCTGCTCCAGATCCAGAACAGGAGTCCCATCTTCCAGCTCACCGCGGCCGAGTATCTTGAACCGTTTCTCCGGCGGAATCAGGACTTCCATCTCACCCAAGCCGCCGAAATGGGATACATCGGCGCCCTTGTCGAGCGTGTTTATCCTCAGCATCACCGGCGAGCCGGCTCGGTACTTGTCGGCAAATGACCTGGCCACGCCGTGGCGATACGACGCGCTCTCAACGCCGCTTGTCGTGTATTCGCCTGCGGCCGCAAGCTTGTCGATCTCCGCCGGAGACATCCGGAGCCCGCGATAGAGCGGCCCATGAGCAGTGGGGTTGTCGATGGCCAATCGCTCGACTGCCTTGAGCAGATGTGGGTCGAGCTTCGTCGTGGTGGCGTTTTTTAGCACCCATTTCGAGACGGCATCCGACTCCGCTTCAGGCAGCGCCTTCGCGGCGGTCGTGCCCGCTTTGCGTAGTGCCTTATACCAAGGAGCCGCGATCGAAGGGTCGGACTGCAAACTCACCTTGCCCATGAGCCCCTTGCCCCCGAGCGCCAGCGCGAGCCCACCCGCGGCGGCGCCGAGCGCGCCAGCGTTGCCGCCATCATCGCCCTCCCCGTCCGCTTGCGCGGCGCCGGCGGCAAACAGGCCAGCGCCAGCCACCTTGTTGCCGTGGTCGCTCACGGCTTGCTTGACGGCGCCGCCGAGGCCCCCGCCCGGGCCACGCGGCGCGATGGGCGCGCCCCGCTCCCGGAGCGCGTCCTGAATCCAGTCGGCATAGTTGGCCGAATACGACGGGTCCCCCCAGGCTTCGTGCCGGGCGAAGCGCTTGTAGGCCTGGTCCCATACGTCCGCGAGCGGCGTGCCCTTTTCGAGATGCGTGCTCTCCATCACCTTGCCGAGCGTGCGCACCGCGCCGAAGGCTTGCCCGACCACCGGCGTCCGCTCGGCCAGGTTGGCAATGGCAGATGCCCATTGCTTCGGATCGCGCTTCATGGCCGCCACCCGGTTCTTGGCGACCCCGACGGTGGAGGCCAGGTTCCACTCCTCCTTGAAGTTCCGGATATCCTCGAGCATCGATTCCAGGCCATCCTTGCCCGTGATGCCGTGCGCCTGGCGCGCCTCGATGAGCCCTTGCATGTTGTCGAGCGCGCCGTCGATATGGGCGCCGAGCTCGCGCACCATGCGGGGGTCCTCCCCGTAGACGGCCATCAGCCGCTTTGCCGTGCTCTCCTTGGTGATGCGGCCCGCGCTCGCGTCGTCGTATTTGATGTGCCCGGTCGCTTCCAGGAGCTTGTTCTGAAACGCGCTCCAGTGCTCGAGCAGCCCCGCCCAGGGGCGATTGAGGGACTTCTGTAGGACGGCGTTAGAGCCGAAGAGCTTCGGATTCTCCAGGCCCTTTCGGATCTCGCCCTCTTTACCGAAGAGCGGGCGGAGGATGGACTTCAGCTCTTCGCGCGTCGTCGCGTCCGTGTTGAAGCTCGCATCGATCTTCATCATGTTCTTGTCCATCCGCTGCTTGAAGGCGTTCAGCAGGATGTTGCGCTCGCCACCGTCGGGCTCCTTCATGATGCGGTGGGTGAAGCTCTCGATGTCGGCGGCGGCTTGCTTGCCCAGGTTGCCGAAATCGAGCGCGTCCGGGTTGCCGCGCGTGAACTCCCGAATGCTGGTCGTCACCGCCTCCCCCTGGTCGGCGATATCTGTCAGCCACTTGGATTGCGCCTCCAGCACTTTGGGGGTCCAGGCATCGGCGCCGATCTTCATGTCGGCATAGCGCAAGTTATTGCCGAGACTTTCGCTCAGGCCATTGTTCAGGCGCGTCACGGCGTCGGCCGAGTGCATCGAGATGAGTGGCAGCGTGTCCTCCGCGTCGCGCGCCAACACGGCCGCGTCCCGCGGGCTCATGGTGCGGATGGCCGCATCGAAGGGCTCGTCCATCTCGGCGGCGCTCGCGGCACCCACGCTCTGGGCGACGCGGCGCCCGCTGCTCAGGCCGCCCTTATCGAGCTGCCCCTGGGCCTCGGCCACGATGTTGCGCTCGGCCACTCCCGCAGCACCAGCCGCGCCCTTCTCGGGGGCATAGCCGAGGAGCGACCCCACGGCGGAGCCGATCCGCCCGGGCGCCGCCTTCGTGACCAGCTTGCCCGCGCCCCGGAACACCACATCCCCGAGCGCAAACATGCCCGTGAGCGCCGCCACGTTGCTGAGCTCCATCGGGCGCTCTTCCAGCCAGGCATCGTCATACTCCTGGTAGGCGGCGTTCACCCCGGAGTTAGCCAGGATGCCGCCCACGGTGCCGGTGAGGAGCGCTGGCCCAGCAGGCGCGAGCGCGACCCCGAGCGCCGCGGCGGGTGCAGCAGCCAGGCCCGTGCCGATGCCGGCAAGGGTCGGGTGCGCCTCGCGGACCAGGCGCGCGTCCTCCCCATAGGCATGGGGGAAGATGCGGTTATCGCCCGGGGTGACCCCCTCCTCCGTGTCGGTGAGCCCGGCGGGGGTGGCGCCGAACCCGGTCGCGCTGGTGATGGCGCTCTTCGTCGCCTCGATGGCCGGCGAGAGCACTTGCCCCATCATGCCGACGCCGCGCTCGGCGGCTTGCCCGATGGCCTGTAGCCCCGTGCCTTCGCTCGCGCCCGCTACGGCGGCGGCGTGGTCGACGGACTTGTTATGTAGTTCGATGTCGGCAGGCGTCGCCGGGATGAGGTTGTCCTTCTCCGCCTGTAGGTCTGAATCGTACTCCCAGAGCTGGCCCTGGTCGTCCTTGTAGAAGCCCATTACTGGTCAATCCTGCCCGTCACCTGGCGCCGAGCGCCCTGCTTGTCCGCCGTGTACGGCGCGTTGTTCTGATACTTCCAGGCGGCTCGCACGGGCGCGTTCGTGCCGCTCTCGATGGCGAGCTTGCGCTCCTCGATGTGCTCCCGGAGCGCCCGGAGCTTCTCGGCCGCGTCCTGGTCGCGCTTCGGCTGATCGATGCCGGCGAGCCTCACCTGGTTGGTCTCTCCGTTCGGCTCGGTCTTCCAGCCTTCGCGCGAGCCCACCTCTACCGCGGTCCACGCGTCGGCGAGTTTCCGGTCCCGCTCATCGCTCGGGGTGAGCTTGTCGACCACGTTCCACCAGGGCCCGGTGGCGGTCGTATCGTAGGGGTCCTTGCCCGGGCCCTTCGGGTTGTCATCGGTCGGCACCCGGGCGGGGTAGCGGCCGTGCTCATCGGGGCGGACGCCGTACGCGCTCTCGAGCGTGCGGAGGTTTTCCTCCAGCTTGGAAATCTGCCCCATCTCCTTCGTGAGCGTCGCCATCTGGCCCCGGTCGGCGGTGCTCTTGGGGTCGTATTTCGCGGCGTAATCGCGACGCGCTTCCGGGGAGGCGTCCTCCGCCCCGACGGGCGCGAGCGTGTGGTCGAGCGCGCCCGGCGGCACGGGCTTCGGAGCGGCGTACTTGATGTTGAGCCGCTCCTTCTCCTTGTCGGCGATGAGCTGCGCGTCCTTCTGCCCAGCGTCCAGGATGGCCTGGCTCTTCGCCATCGCCTGAGCCTGGAGGTCGACATTCTCGATCTTCTGGGCTTGGATCTGCAGGAGCCCCGCCGCGGCCTGGCGCGCTTCCAGACGGGAGGCGGCCTCCCCACTTTCGGCGCTCCCGAGTTTGCGCGTCCAGAAGGCAACCCGGTTGTTGCTCTGGTGCTCGCCGCGCGTGAGCGCGTCCTTCTGAATGTCCACGTCCCTCGTGATGGCCCGCTCGAGCAGGCTGGTCGGGTCCGTGTGGATGCCCACCGTCTCCTGCATGCCCTGGCCAATGGCGTGAATGATGGTCGCGACGAAGCCCATCACGGCGCTCCCGGCGCTCATGTTCTTGACGTAGCGCTTCGGATCGATCTCCTGGATGGGCCGGTTCACCTCGCGCTCGATGTTGGCGCTCACCTCCGCCTGGATCTTCTCCTGCTTGGCGATCTGGGTGAGCGCGTCCTTCTGGTCCATGAGGTGGTGTTGCTCGACCACCCCCATCGCCTCCTGGCGCCCGGCGATGCGGGCCGCGGCCGTCTGCTGCTCGATGGCCATCGCCTGGTGCGTGCGGTCCATCACGTCGCGCTGCTTGGCTTCGATCTCGGAAGCGCTGAGCGGCACCCCTTGGATCTCTGCTACTGAAGGAGCGAGCCCGCCGATCTGGCCGGGGATACCCCCCGGTAAGCCTCGGGGAGCCGCCCCAGGAGCCGCTGTAGGCGACCCCCCGAGTCGGTTGCCGGGTGCTCCGGTCTGCTGGGCGTACTTGGTGTCGCCGACTTGGCGCACCTCCCCATTGGTGATTTTCCCATCGTGGTTCAGGTCGAGCCCTTGGTTCTGCTCCCAGACCTTGCCCGATCGGACGTCCCCCTTCATCTCGGTGGAGTCCTTCTCCCCGAGCACGAAGTCGTCCCCTTCGCCCGCGAACGCCGGCATGAAGGTGCCCTTGTAGTAGTCCCCGGGGCTGCTGTCGGGGGTGAGCCCCTTGCCCTTGTAGTAGGCGACCACGAACGGGATTTGCTCCTCCGCGCTCAGCTTGTGGACCGCGTCATCCCAGGTCACCTCCGGTTGCCCCGCGGCCTTCGCCACGGCGGGCCAGCCCGCTTTGCTGAACTGAATCAACCCCCCGTGTTGGCCCGTGTCCTTGTTCACGGCGGAAGGATTCCAGCCGCTCTCATGGCTGATGATGGAGCCGAGCGCGTCGGGGTTGAGCCCGGCTTCCGTCGCTTGAGCCCGAAGCGCGTTGGCGACCTGTGGGGTCGCCTGCTGCTCCCAGGCGCTCGATGCCTTCGCCGGCGCGGCGGGCGCGTCGGGCTTGGACGGGTCGTTGACGGTCACCGCCGGGCGCTGGAGCTCGGGGCGGGCCACCTCGGAGGGAGCGAGCGGGCGCGGCGTGACGTCCGGCCGCGGCGCGTTCGCCTCGAGCGCGGGCTTGCCCGGTAGGTCCGTGATGCCGAGCTCGGCGGCGTAATCGCTCGGGCGCGCCGTCGGATCGTTGACCTGGTCGTTGGCCGCCAGGAGCTCACGCGCCTCCTGGGGGTCTCCTTGCCCATACATCCGCGTGCCGTCCTCATGGGTCCAGTTCCCGGTCCCAAAATAGTCATCGTTCGGATCGGTGATATCCGGATCGGGCTCGAAAGACTTAAAGCGCGGCATGCCGGCCCTTACTTGGTGAGGTAATCGAAAGCATACTCGCCGCCCTTTTCCGCCACCTTGCCACCCACGCCCCAGGCCAGCTTCTCCGCCGGGCTCATGGGAGCATTCGTCTTGGTGTTGAAGATGCTCGCGTTCGGCGCCTGGCGCGCGTTGATGCCGCTCTGCCAGTTGGTGTTGTAGGTGTTGGCCGCGTCCTGCGCCTGGCCCTCCAGGATGACGCCCTGGTTGTTGGCGCTGTTGGCGTAGTCCAGGCCCTGGCTGGTGGCTTCGTTGGCGAGCTTGCCGTAGCCGAGGCCCGCGTCCAGGCGCATCTGCTGCCCGGCCATCACGCGGTCCGCGTTCGATGTCGCCCCGGTGAGGTCCTGGCCGCGCAGCTGCGCGTTGATGCTGTTCAGGTTGGCCTCCTGCTGCAGGCTCTGTCCACGCGCGCCGAGCTGGGTCGTCTGGTTGCCCTGCAGCAGGCCCGCGTCCTGGTTGCGCATGCTCACCCCCGCGCTCTGGTCGCCCTGTAGGGCGCTCAGGTCCTGGCCCCGGGTCTGCATCGCGGCTTGCGCCCGGAGCTGCTCGAGCTGCGTCTGGGTGCTCTGGTTGGCCATACTCGCGCTCAGGTCCTGGCCGCGCGCGCCGAGCTGCGTGCCCTGGTCACCCTGAAGCGCGGAGAGGTCCTGGCCCCGGTAGCTCAGGTCCTGGCCCCGCTGGGCGGTGCTCATCTCGCCGCCGAGCCCGATCGCCGAGAGCTGCCGATTCTTGAGCATGTCGGCTTCTTGCGCCCGGAGCGTCGCCAGCTGCCCCGCCGTGTCGCTCATCACCGCCGAGCCTTCGCTCATCGCGCCCCGGAGCGCTTGCGCTTGCGAGCCCGCCCCGCCGCGCCCCGAGCGAGCCGCCCCGATGAGCTGCCCCATGTTGTCGGCCTGGGCCTGCTTCAGCTGGGCCTCCGCCATGGACGGCCCTTCCGGACCGTCCAGAAAGCCCTCCAGGCGCGAGAGCATGTTGCCCTGGCTCTGGCTGCTCTGCCCCATCGTGCCGAGATTGCCCGCCACGTTTCCGGGCGCGGCTCCGTTCTGAATGTCCCCGACCCCACCCACCTGGTAGCCGGCGCCGAGCTGCCCCGCCACCTGCCCCGGGCGCGCGAGCCCATTGGGGTTGATGTCGGCGGGGTTGGCGAAGCTCTGCCCCGCCACGCGTTGACCGAAGCTGAAGCCCGGCGCAGCCGCGGCGGGAGCGGCCGCGGGGGCCGCCGCGCCCGTGGGGTTGCGGGTGGTTTTCGCCCCGCCGAGCAGCCCTTCCATCGCATATCCGCTGCCCCCGCCCGGGCCGATGTTGGAGAGGTTCGGCGCGGGTGGCGCGCCGACCTGCGTCGCGGCGCCGCCCACCTGGGGCACGCCCATCGAGAAGCCCTGCCCGGCGCGGTTGTAGGTGTTGGCCGTGGCCGTCTGGTTACGGTTCACCTGCTGGCCCGCGGCGCCGAGCGCCTGGCCCTGCTGGCGGGCACGGGCCATCTGCTCGGTGATGCTCTCCTGCAGACTGAAATCCTTCACGTTGCCTCCTGCTCCGCCGCTGCTGCTTTGAACTGTGGGGACGGGTTTGACGGCGGGCGCCTTCTGGGCGCCGGACGCGTCCAGGCCATATTTCGCCGCCGCGACCCCCATCAACGGGTTACCCGTGGCGGTGAGCGCGATGCCCGCGAGCGTGCCCGCGGCTGCAGGGACCAGGCCCCAGTCGATCCCCGCGTGATGGGTATCGGCCAGGTTGCTGGTCCGCATCGTGTCGGCGTTGTTCGCTTGCATCGCCTGGTTGGCGGTCGCGCGCATCGTCGCCATCCGGTCGTCTTGCTTCTGCAAGAGCGCCTGTTGCTGCGCGAGGGTGAGCGGCGCTTGCGCCGGGGCCTTCACCGCGCTGGGGGCAATGTCCTCATCGCCAAAGAAATTGTTGGTGGATGCCATGGCGGTTACTGCTGTTTCACGGCGCGCCGCGCCTTCTTGTTCCGGATGACTTCCAACTGAATGTTCGAAAGCGTCTGAGCCTCGCTCGGCGCGGCCGCGAGCGCGGTCAGCCGAAACCTCAGCGTGACCCCCTGGCCCTTCCTCCGGCGCGGGTACCACGGGAGCGAGACGGTCTCCTCCACCGCGTAGGCGGTGCTGATGGTGACGGGCGCCGACACGCACGGGATGTAGTTCTTGCCGTCATCGTAGCTCACATCCACCTCCGCCTTGTGGGAGCCGAGCTTGCGCCCGGTGGTGACGATGCCGCGGAGGCGGAACCAGCCCTCCGTGCCGGACGGCGCGATGCGGCCCGTGATGACCGTGACGGGAATGAAGGCGGTCGCCGGGTAGGTGGCGTCCTGCCGATAGACCACCCCGCCGATGACGAGATGCAACCGGCCTAGGTGGGCGGTGATGGCGGTGACGACTCCGGAGCCGTCTCCGATTTCGTCCAGTGTATCGACGTACCAATCACCGCTTCTAGTATCGACAGAAACCAGCCGTCCAAGAGTGCCTGCTGCATTGACGCAGGCCCACGTGACCGTGCTATCTGCAGAGCAGACGGCTCCTCCCACGATGACTGGAAAAGCCGCGAGAGTGTCTCTAACTGCTTGAGATAACCACTCGGCAGCTCCTCCCCCTCGAGGCAGAAGGTATAGACGATCTGGAACGGCTTGAAACCAAGTGCCGGAGGCGGCTGATACCACGCTACGGCTATCATTGACCCCCACACCGTCTCCGGGGATGGCTCGCGGCGCCTCGAATTCGCCCACTCCTGCGTCATCTGGTCCGACTCCACCAATGACGAATACCGCATCCCGGCTCGCTGCACACTCGATGTCATCCTGGGAGAATACCGCCGTGAGCTTGCCGCCGATAGTCGCGAAGTGCCCGGGGGTGCCGCTCCAATTGATGGGCTCGCCGGGGAAGAAACGCTTGCTCCGCTGCAGCTCGCTCGGCGCGGGCAGGCCGCCGACGGTGATGCGGTCACGCCCCGCGCAGAGATAGCGCCCGGGGAAGGGCGCCTCATGCTGGAGCGGGCCCGATAACGTGCCGCGCTGGCCCTGGGTGTAGATCACTTCCTGGGTCAGGATCTCGTCATCGCTCGCCAGATCCGTGAGCGTGATGGTCTGGGCGAAAGCGCCCGTGGGGAAGGCAAACACGGTCCGGCGCTTGATGCGGTCGGGCGCGCGCCGCGTGCGGTAGAGGATGATCTTGCTCGCCTGGTCGCCGCCCTGGGCGACGCGGATGCTCTTCGGGGTAGAGACCACCACCGTGCCCGTGTCGTCACTCGCGCCGGTAATCATCTGGAAGTCATCGCTCACCGGGGAGAGATGGCGGTTGCCCTGCTTATCGTACCAGTCGAACGCGACCGCGTAGACGTAGGTGGACGCGACGGTCAGCAGCCCCGCTCCGTTCGAAGGCGTCGCGCTCAGGATGATCGGCGCGTCAAAAAAGCCAGCCTCCACCGTGCGGTTGCCGTCCCACACGGCGACATAGCCCCCCGAGATGTAGAGACACCCGCCGAGCGCGGCCGTGCTCCGGCGCTCCGGGCTCATGGCACGGAAGCGCACCACGACCGGGAAGTCCGCGCAATTCAGGTCCGTCACGGGGAACACCGCCCAGTGCGACTCGCCATCCGTCGCGACGGAGCCGAGCCAGGTGGGTAGCGCATCGAGCGCGTAGCCGCGGTGGTGGGCCGCTTCGTAGCCGCGCCCGAATTCCACATCGAAGATGCCGGTGAAGCCCGTGAGCCCGCCCTCCCCGTGCGGAGAGATGACGCCGACGAATTGCCCGTCGGGGCTGACGAAGGGCTTCGATTGACTGCTCACCTCCCGGAAGGTGTTGGCCGTGACGAGCGCGAGCGTGGCTTCCGTCCGGAGGTCCACCTTCAGCTGGCTATCGAGAGTATCGGGGATGCTCGCCGTGACGATGACTTGCGTGCCGTTCTTGCGCACGATGCCCGGAGGGCGCGTGCCGAGCGAGCCGCCGAAGAGCGCGACGGGAGCGACCGCGCTCGCGAGCGTGGATGTCGTAAAGCTCTGGACCGCGTAGGCGCCCGTGGTTTTCACGTAGGCAACGGTGGTCCGCCCACCGCTCACGGAGACCACGCTCGCTAGGCTGACGTTGGTGTCGGTGAGGGTCCCCGTGGCTGACACTGAAAGAGCGGTCGTGCAACGGCGGATGGTCGCGACGGATGTATCCGACCGGACCACGAGAAGCAGGAACTCCGAAGCTCCAGATACCGGAGCAAGATCGATTCCGTCGCCGACGGTGCCGGTGTTGTGCAAGACGGTCTCGGCGGATAGGGCGCTGCTGGTGCCCACCGTGAAGGTGGCGGCCCGCACGTCATCTGCCGCGTCCTGCCAACAAAAAACGAACACCGAGCCAACGCCGACCACTCGGGGGTGGGTGCGGCTCGCGACGGTAACGCTGAACAGCGGGGATCCGGTGGTGACGTCGAATATGTAAACGTAGACATTGCCCTCCGTCGCATGCCCCTCGAAAACGAGCGCGACATGCCCATCGGCATAGGCCACATCGTAGAGCTGGTCCTCATCCGTTTTGACGAAAGGCGGCCGGAACACCTCCTCCAGCTCCGTGATGGCGCTGAGCGCGCGCGGTCGGCTGCCCGTGTCCTCCCCCACCCACTGGGCGCGAGACTCCGAATAGGTGAACACCTTTTCAGGCCCGGCGGCGCTGGCGTTCGTGGTGCCGAGCGCCAGTAACGTGTCGTTGTGGGAGACCAGATCGAACGCGCGGAGCGTGCCCCCCGCAAACGCGCTGGCCGTGAGCGCGGTATAGCCGAGCCGCACGCCGAGCTCGCCGGTGCGCCGGAGCCGCCCGTTGGTGACCGAACGGAACAGCCCCTCCGGAAGGAGCTTATCGTCCAGGTCCTCCCGGTTGCCCGCGTTCACGGGGATTTGAATCAGTTCAACCGGCACGGGGCAACGGCTCCTGTTCGAGACGGCGCGCGGCGATCTCGCAATAGCGCTCTTCCATCTCGATGCCGATGGCGTGTCGGCCGAGGTCGCGCGCCGCCTCGAGGGTGGCGCCGGACCCGGCACATGCGTCAACGATTGACCCGGTGCTCCCACGGAGCAGCGCGATCATCAGCCCCACCGGCTTTTCATGCGGGTGTCGACGGTCGCGCATCCGCCGGATAGGCGAGATGCTTAGCACGCTGGGGGTGCCGGGGCGGTTCACCCACCGCCCGCGGCAATAGACCATTTCGTGCTGCCAGCGCCACGGTGAGCCGAGCCCCGGGGAGCGCTTGTCCCATACCAACCGATAATCCCAGATGCCTGGCGGTTCGGATCGCCGAGGGGAACCGAACACCACCGCGGGGCGGGAGCCCCACGTTTCGAGCACCGCGTCGCGCACGGAGGTGTCTGCGTCATTGGCTATCGTCTGGAGCCCCAGCTGTCGGCGGCCATAGCCGCCGTGCTCGCCGGTTCCGTACGGGGGATCGAGACAAAGCATGTCAGCGCTGAGCCCCGGCAAAATCTCGCGGCAATCGCCGTGGTAGATGGTGATGCCCGCGTGCTCGTAATAGGGCTTCACTCGTACCTCGATGAGGGAGGCGGAGGCGGCCGGGCCGCTTTGCGGATTTGGGTCTGCTGTAGCTGCACGTCCCGCCAGGTGATGGGCTGCGTGTCCTCCGGGTCGACATCGAGCGGCTTGCGCTTCAGCTTGCCCACCAGGGTTTTCACGGCGCCCGCCAGGCTGGTCGCGCCGTCCACCACGGTGAGGGCCAGGCTGATGGCGCGCGGGATGAGCGCTACCCAGCTCACGGGCGCTCTCCCTGGAAGTGCCACGGGTCTACCAGCGGATGCGTCTTGGGGCCGTGGATGCGCCGGTAGCGCTGGACGTACTGCTCGATTTCATCCTGCAGGTTGTCCGTGTCGAGCTCGGAAAGGTAGCGGTCCCACACCGCCCCGCACACGAGCGGAGTGGCGAGCGCGACGGATGCCAGCTTCATGGCCGTCGCCACGGCGGGCGCGAGCGGCATCTGCCATTGGAGCCGCCCTCCCACATAGGGGACCAGATCGACCGCGTCCCCGGTGAGGTGGTAGCTATCGAGCGTGCGGCTGGCCCCGGAGGCCAGGAGCAGCTTCTGGCGCGCGATGGTGCGCACGCCTTCGAACGCGCCGAAGTCCTGCGTGGTGGTGGTGATGGCGCGCCGCACGCAGGACACGATGGGCGGGCGGACGCCGACCAGCGCGGTCTCGCTCGAGGCGCCGAGGCGGAACGTCATTGCCCGATGAGCCCCAGGATGGGATCGATGAACGGCGCGAGGTTCGGGAATTGCTGGGTGAGACCATGTAGCACCAGGACCGCCAGGCCCGCATACGCGCCGTACTTGGTGCCCTTCAGCAGCCCGCCGCCCACCTTCTGGGCCGTGGTCTTCTCGATGGCCGCGATGCGCGGGGCGTGGTCGTCCTCGAGCTGGTGCCGGAGCAGCGCCATCTCTTCGTGGATGGCGCTCAGCTTTTCGCGGGTCGCCGTGCCGTGCCCGTCGATCTGTAGTGCCATCTGGCTCTGGCGCGCCACGACCTGGCTCTGGCTCGCGAGCACCTGTTCGAGCTTGCCCGCCTGGGCCGCGATCTGGGCCGATAGCTGCTCGATGGGAGAGAGCCGCTCGCGGGTCAGCCCGAAGGGCTCGGCGGGGGGAGAGCCGATTCTGGGGGTACGGAGCGGCCTGAGCTTCTGTAGCCCGCTCACCTCACCCGGGAGGTCCTCCGGACCGTCCGCGCCCGGCGGGCGCTTCACCGGGCCGCCGGGGCCGCTCACGGTGCCCCTCCGTCCCCGACCGCCTGGCGCTCGCACGCGCGCAGCCGCTCGATGACGTCGACCGCGTCGTAGACCGTGGCCATCCGCGGGTCGCCGGGCAGGACGCTGAGGCTCGACAACTGGCACCGGATGAGCGCCGGGATCTCCTGGACGGGAGGCAGCGGGGTGCTCGAGCAGCCGACCGCGAGCGCGCCCACGGCGGCGCCCACGACGAGGCCCAGACCGAGCGCGAGCAGCGAGCGGAAGAGCAGAGCCGGAACTACAAACGCAGGCTGATGGGTCACCATGTAGGCGGGACCTCCTTGACTGGACAACGTACTATACGGGTGCTCATGGGTCAATTTGCGCCGGTGCTCTGGTGTTCAGTCCGCGCTAGTCACCGCCGGCCGATGGGGGGTACTCTGTCGCCCGTTGGCTTCGGCGCCGTCGCCTGCTCTCGGGGTAACCCCCTACCTGCCCCCCGAGTAGAAACGGACGCGGGCACCCTCCCCGTGTCTTCTGCGGCGCCGAAGCCCGCGGTTGCCGCATCAGGCAACGTCAACCGTGCCCGAGCCCACGCAGATGGGCACGCCGGTCACGCCCGTGGTGCTCAGCTGTAGGATGGTCGTCCCGGTCACGTTCCACCCGGGGTACAGGATGATCTGCTGAGGGCCAGCGGGCACCGCTTGTTCGAGCGTGCGTGTCGTGGTGCCGTCCGTGCCCATCGATAGGCGCACGTGGGTGGCAAGGGCTCCAGCGGGCGTCGCGATCGTGAACGACTCCAGGCGCGCGACCGTGTTGACCAGGTTCGTGAACACGGTAGCCGCCGTGGTGCTGGCCGCCGTCGGCCCGAAGAAAGAGATGCGTTTAGCCATTGGGTTGTTCCTATGTGTGCCGTGCCGAAGTGGCACCGTTGCGCGGGGGATTGCGCGCGGTCATGCTGGTGAATGCGTGTTGCACTGGTGGGACTGGTGATGGGGCTCGTGGCGTGTGGCGGGGCGGCGGGCTCGCTCGCCGAGCAGGAGACGGGCGACGCCGGGCAAGCGGCGCCGGACGCGGGCGCCGAGCGGCAATGCCAGACGCTCATCTACAACCCCCGCACGGGCTACCGTGAAGAGTGGGGCCCGTGTAGTGCGCTCGGGCGTTAAGGTCCGCCATACCGCACGCTCGCGAACTTGAAGCCGATGTCGAAGCGGTCGACGTCGAACGCCTTTTCCCCGGCGGCCGCGTTGTGCAGCCAGAATACGGGAGTGACGGCGCCGCTCGTCGCGACTCCCGTCGTCGTGCCGAGATTGCTACCGTTCAGGATGACGGTCCACGTCCCGCCGCCTTCGTTGATGAGCGAGCAGTCCACCCATTCGCCCGACACGGCCGTATGTCCCGTGCCGAAGCTCGTCGCGCTGCCGGCGTTGACGTCGCGAATTTGCCATGTGCCCGTCGTGGTTAGCTTGAAGAGCACGAGCCCGGTGTTGCCGAGCAGAGGGGTGTTGCCCGTCAAGTCCGTATCCACGCAGCTCGCGACCAGCCCGATGCCGTGGCGGACGTTGGTGAGCGTGATGGTGGCCCGCACGATGAAGTGCAGGTAGGCAACGTCGGCGATGTCGAACGTCGCGGGCGACGCCGACGAGCCCCCCGGCGTGACGCGCGGGATGTTGCCGCTCGTGCTCGTGTCGATGCGCACGACACCCGGGTGCGGGGCGGCGCCCTCGCTGATGCCGGAATAAGTGCCGTCGCTGCTGTTGACGAGTTGCCAGAGGTATTTGCCGACGTGGGCCGACGCCGTGAGAAAGGCCGCGTCTTCGCCGAGAAACTCTTCGCTAAAGAAGTAGTCGAAGCCGACCCACTCGCGCCCGTTGTACGCGAGCACGGCGCCGCTCTGCCGATCGGTGGGCGTGACGACCGCGAGCGCTTGGGCTGGGGTGAGGTCGGTGGGGTCGCCCGTGCCGGCGCCGTTGGCGCGCCCGCTGATGGTGCCTTCGGCCATGTTGGCGCGCTTGGCGTTGGTGACGACGTCGTTGTCGATGGTCCAGACCGTGCCGCTCGACGAGACGGTGATGTCGCCCTTGTCTCCGTCGGTGACGCCCGTGAGACTGGAAGCAATGGTGACATCTGCCTCGTCATCGGTGGAGTCGCCCGCCAGGGTGATGGTGACGCCGGTGCCCTCGATGAGATTGAGTCGGCCGCGCACCACGTCGGTGCCCGTCGAGTTTTTCCGCACACGGAGCGGGCGACTGATGAGCTGAAAGCGTCCGCCGATATACTGCACGTCGACCGAGTCGTTGGCGGCCGTCAGCACATAATCTGCGTCGTTCGGCAGCACGAGCTGGTTGGCAGCGACCGAGCCCGTCGCGTGCTTGAGCACGAGCCGCCCCGTCGCCCCTTGCTTGAAGAGCCGAAAGAACGTGCCCGTGTTGCCCGCGCTGAATGCGAAACCCGTAATGTTGAGGTCGCCCGCGCTCGACACGGCGACCCGCACGAGCTTGACGCCGTCGTTGACCGCCTGGTCGTTGATGGTGGCGGGCGCGTTGGTAATCTGTAGGAACGTGTCGTATTTGACGTTGCCCCCGAGCTCGACGCCGGTGAGCGCCTTGGGCACGCCCGTGCCGGCGAGCGAGTCGCGCCCAATGGTCGTGCCGGCGGCCAGGTTCGCTTGTTTGGCGAGGGTCACCGCCGCGTCGACGAGCATGCTGGTCTGAATGGCGTCATCCGCAACGGCGTCGTTCACCCAGATCCATCGGTTCCCGAAATAGACGAAGATTGCCGTCTGCCGGTGCCCCGAGCCGAGCACGAGCGGGGTACTGTTTTGAGAGAAGTTGGCGAGGCGAAAGCGCTCGGCGGTCGACGCCGCGCTCGACGAGTCCTGCACGAGCGTGGTCGAGCCCGAGCCGATGTGCTGGATGACGATGAACTGCCCCGACTCGGTCGGCACCGTCATGCCGTGGATGGTGTTGGTGACGCCGTTAAACGTGATGAGGTTCGTGTTGCTGGCGACGGCATAAGTGGTGACCGTGCCGGTCGTGGTCGTGTCGCCGATCTCGGTGACGAGGCGCAGGATTGAGCCGACTTGCGCGCCGGTGAGGTCTTGCGGATCGCCCGTGCCGGCGGAGTCGGCTCGGCCCTTGATGCGGCGCGCGACCATGCTCGCGAGGTCGGCGTTCGTGACCACGCCCGGGTTGATGGTGACGGTGTTGCCTCCCCCCGAGAGGGTGACGTCGCCCTTGTTCCCGTCGGAAAGGCCCCCGCCGCCAGGCATGAAATCGAGGGTGTCGCCATCGGCGCCCGGTGGCCCTTGCTGGCCAACGGCGGCGACCGTGCTGCTCCCCCCGAGCACCAGGACCATGTCGGCGTCCGGGGCATCGCTCCCGTCGTAGCCCGGTGGCCCTTGTCCGCCGGGCGGTCCTTGCCCACCCACTGCCCCTGGGAGAGGCATGAAGTCCGGGCTCTCGCCATCGGGTCCGGGCGGCCCTTGCGTGCCGTTGAGCCCCGGCGTGCCCGGCTGCCCCGGGATGCTCTGGCCATCGGCGCCTGGCTCGCCTTCGAAGCCGGGCGGCCCCTGGCCCCCCGCTGGCCCCTGGCCGCCCTGCTGCCCCGTTTGCCCCGGCTCACCCGGCTCCCCGGGTTGCCCATCCTGGCCCGGTGGGATGAGCCCGAGGAGCGCATGGAGCGGGATGTCCTGAGCGTCCGCGGTGACGCCGTCCAGATTGCCCTTGAAGGTGTGCCCAGGCATCTGGGCCAACAACGGGTTGGTGATGCCGTGGGCGGCGATGCGGATAGCGCCCGCGCCATCGAACTCGATGGGCGCAGTGACCGCGATCTCCTCCACCGCGCCCGTGCCCGGCGTGTCGCGCCCGAGCAGATGGTCGGTGCTGACGCCGGTGACCACGATGGACGTGTCGGCGGGGGGCTGCTGGTAGTTCGTGTCGGAATCCGGCACGAACTCATAAGCGCCGAGCTGGGTGATGACGTGCGCGTTGCCCGCGGGGTCGACCACCGTGAGCGGGCTGGCCACATCGGTGACGATGATGGTGATGGGGTCGTTGAGCTCGCCGAGGCCCGGCGGGAGCAAGTTCAGGATCTGACCGTCGGCCACGCCCTGGACGATCTGCCCGGGGCGCAGATCCATGCTCTCCATGAGCGGAGCGCGCGAGCGCGCCGCGCCCTGGCGCATCAGCTCATCATAGATGCCCTGGAGCGCGCCCTTGATGACGCGGGCCGCGTCGGGAGGGATACCGGGGATGTACGCCGGCACCTGCCAGGCCAGGCGCGTCGGGGTGTAGCCCGGGAGGTTGAGCGCTGGGCGCGGGTGGTCGCACTCGATGGCCACGGGTCACCGCCGACGCCGGGACGCGCCCGCGCGCCGGGGCTGGATGGGCCCCGCGCGGTTGATGCGGGTGATGTTGGTGATGATGCGGAGCTTGCAGGCATCGCGCTCCCGGACCGCTTTCTGGTCCTGTGAGGGGTCCATCTCGTCATCCTTGAACAGCGCCATGATGGTGGCATTCCAGAGCGCCCACTGGATCCAGTCCCCATCGAAGCCCTGGACGATGTCCGTCCCCGCCAGGAGCTCGGGGTAGGCCGCCAGGTACTGGATGCGGTAGCTCAGCCCGAGCGTGTTGCAGGGGTAGATCTGAATCTTGCCGCCGGTCGTATCGAGCGCCGAGCTCGATGGCGTGCTCTCCTTCGGCACGGAGCGGATGAGGAACGCCGCGGGCAACCCGCCGTTGTCCCCAGCGCGAAAGTCCCGGCGCTCCGCCAGGCTCATCGTGTCGAGCGGGTACCAGACGGAGCCGTTGTTGACGTCGACCCCGTGGATCTCGGTGG